GTTTAAGGTCAACAACCATCTGGGCACCACTCCAATTTTACCAACGACCCTCCCCAAGTTGCGGTGCTCCTGTACCTCGGGGGCTTCTTGGTTTGAACTGTTTTCCTTCAGGGCTCGTATAAGAGCCATCTTGCCTTAGATTTAAGGTCCTGCACATCGGACCGACCCTGGAACTATGAGCCAATAGAACCAGCTACAACCACCTTACGGCGGAAGCGACATGTTATTACGATAGCCTTGTCGAAAGGCTCTCACGAGTTAAACGCGGGGACTTTAAGGCCACGCCAGGCCGTTAAAAGATTATGCTTGGGTAACAAAAGTATTACTAAGTACAGGGAGATTAATACTCGGAAGTTGTTGAATAACAACCGCCATAGCAGTAATAGCTGAACCACTGTAAGTCCAACCTGTGAAGTTGGCAGTGGCACCAGCACCTGTAACTTGAACAATTGTGTTCATTGCTACTTGTCCAAATCTAACTGCGAATCCTCCACCAGATGGTGGTGTATTCTCGAGAACTCTACCTTCGGTAGATGCAAAGCTTAGACCATAGGCTGCTTGGAAAGCACCTGTGATCAATTGCGTTGTATTAACCGAAAGGGCTGCCTGGTAAGCAGGCGTCCCATTCAAGAGAGGATTAGATCCATCCTGAGGCTTAATATAGAAAGTTATTAAAAACCTTCCTGAAGCCAGGGTAGGAGGAAATTTAATGGTACTTTGGGTAAAAGTAAAACCAGGTAAATTTCCAGTATAAGTCCAGACAGTTCCAGTTGCACCGAAACAATTACTAATTGCAGCCAAAGATTGACCAGCGTTAGTTTGCCAAGCTGATAAAAGAATATCAGTAGTTGGATCCCCTTGGGGGATTTGTTTCTTGTAAAAGGTAATGTCATAAGATATCCACAGTTCACCGATAGTGACTCCAGCAACACTCATACCTTGCGTAGCTATTTGAAAGTTACCTAGGTTAGATAAGCGTACGTCACCATCAGCTATAAAATTAGATTTAGCACAATACAGAATCTTTGTTGGGCGCTCATTTGGATCGCACTCAATGCCATGTATGCACATATCCGAAGATTTGACAGACATAGCATAATCCGAATTCTCCATCTCAACTTTACTAGAAAAAGCAGAATCGTACGCATCATACTCGGTTGCTAAAATAACAACTCCAAGTGCTTGCGACGTGCCATTAAATTCAGAAGATGTAGAACGGAATTCCAAAACTATTCCGTGCGGCTCCCATTGATCGAATCTACGAGCAATGGTTGATAACCACGGGAATAACGATGGATTTCCTGGATTAATCGAGTAAGACTGATTTGTGAAGGCTGTTGAGGAACCAACTAAGGCTCCACTCACCACCTCTCCAACAAATTCTCTCTCGACGAAACGAGTTCCTCTTTTACCATCGCGGAAAGTCAAAGGAGGCATGGGACCTGCAGGGGCACCACCATAAGATGATATAAGACTATTAGTTTTAACTTCATAATCTCCTTTACCAAACAAACGGCCTACGGCACCGCCCACACGTTCACCCATGTTAGGAAAACCTAACAAAGAACCGATATCCTTACCAACTGTGGCGTATGGGGCCATAGTCGTCATAGGTCTCGGCTGGGATCGCTGCTTCACGGCTTTCACCGGAGCTGCTTTCTTTTTCTTTGCTTCCAATACGACTGGGTTTTTCTTTCTTCTCGTCATTGTAAATTGTTATTACGAATGTGAGTAAGAACACGGTTGTAAAAGCGTAAATTAAAGCGTCTATTTTCAACTATTCATGCAGAGCCACCACTTCTGCAACGAAAAGAAGACCCTCTCATTGGATTCGCTCCATATCAGCTGGTATGTAACCAACATGTCTGAGAAGCATCACACTCTCATAAAGATGAGGTGATGATCGATTCTCATACATATACTGATAGAACTTATCCGCATCAAAGGATTTATCCGAAAGAATGTTGAACAGACCTTTCGCTACATTAGTGGGGTAACTTGATCCGGCAGCATACTTATGAGAGCAGAAGTTAAAACTTCCATGCTCAATCTTATCGTAATACTTAACTCGGAAACCAAGTTTGACATAACGCGCTAGGCCAGACTCCAAAAAGTCCTCTAGAGCATCGTCACCCATAGCTAAAGCCCATTCAACACCAATCAACCATGCCAACATGACTCTCATTCTGCTATTAGAAGAGGAGGTCAAATAACTTCCACTCTTCATAATACCGGCTACACGTTGTTTAAACATGTGACCATCACTAGTCACGAACACGGATCTGGCTAAACACCAAATGCGCACTCGTAAAAGTTTAGCAAAACGGGAATCAAGAGGGGCACCCGCAAGGTAACACCGGGCGCGCCATTCCATGTCAAACATCCACCACTTAACATTCCAATCCCAAGCTTCGATGTCAGTCTCGGCAAGGGGTTGAGCTTTAGATCTGGCGGACACTTTCTCATAAAATGCCTGATTCATTTCATCAGTGAAACCTATTCCAGGGCAAGAGGAACACTCTAGCCATGACGCTATCTCAGTATTATTTTGAACCGAACAAAGCAATCTCTCGATTACTTCGTCAACGATTGAAACACTACTGATAAGTCTCCATGACCCA